GTTTCGGGGAATTGTTTTACCCCGGTCGCGGTAATCAACCACGACACCGCGACAAAATTCGACGGGTGCATAATCCAACGCGTCGACGGCCCGCCCATATTCGCAGCGGCGAGCGCCGCGAGCATAACTTTAAGGTCGTTAACGATATTCGCAGCGGTCGGCCCGGTGCTCGCGCGCGTTTCACCTGCGGCGAGGCCATTGCGAGCGCCACCGGGCGAAATCGCGGTCGCCGCCGCGTTGCCGACGAACACACCGTCGAACGCGGTGCGCGTGTCTTTTACCATTGTCGACTGGAAATACGCGGGCAAATTAATCGACGAGCGCCGCACCATTTCCTCGGTCGCCGTGAGAATGACGCCCGCATTTTTCGGCGTAAGCGTCGCGTGTCCGAACGTCAACCCTTTAACGGGAATCGGCGCACCCTCGGCGCGGAATATCGCGCTCGCGTCTTGCGGCCCGCCGAGGCGCGTCGGCACATAAATCGACGTTGCCCCGTCGAACGTGTGCGACTGTGCCGGGGGTACCGCCGACGGCAATATCGCCTCGGCGCGTAGCAAATCCATAAATTGACCGTACGCCATGCGCGTCAACTCTTGCGCGTACCCGGGTACGTTGCTCATTGCAGGATTGACCGCCGCTTTAATCAGCGTATCGACCGACGTGGAATTCGGGAAACGTTGCGCGGCGACCTGTTCGACCGACATACCCTTAAGGCGCGACTCGAACGTGCAAAGCGCCAATTTGCCGAGCAGGTTTTCGCAGTCTTTCGCAGCGTCGCGGCGCAGGATAACCGCCGCGCTCGCGTTGTTCGTTGCGCCCGTCATTAGCGACGCCTCGGCAGTTTTCAGCGTCGCGAGTTTTGTGTCGACCTTTTGCAGCTTGCCGTCGAGTTCGTCGACGAGCGTTTTTTGCGTTTCGAAATTGGCGTCGTCGGCGTCGAGCGCGGCGAATGCCTGCGTTGCAGCGGCGAGCGCGTCGCGTGCGATAACTTGCGCGGCCTGCGTGGCGACAATTGATTCGCTAATAGTTTGCGTTTGCATGGTGTTACCTCGTGAATGATTACGCGCGGCAACTGCCGACGATTGAGAGGGGGCCGCGCGTGCGACTGCGGGCAACTGCCCGTCGTTGCGCGCGGGGGTGCGCGGGCACGGTAACAATCGACGTTTCGAGCAGGTCGAGCGCCGTGTAATGCACGCCGCCTATGTCGTTCGGTTCGCCCTTGCCACGAAAACCAATTGAGGCGAACAGCGGTACGCCCTCGTCGAGCCATGTTTTAACCATGACGCCGAGCGCGGTCGATACGAATTTGAGGTCGCCGATAAGGGCGTCGCCCTCGACTTTTAGCTTATCCCAATACCCGATAACGTCGGTACGACCGTGACCGAGGAGGGCGGCGAGGCGCTTGCCGAGGTTCGGCGCGTACGCTGCGGGGTCGATTGTGTCTTTAACCCGGTCGCGCGAACCTGCCGACAAAATAAAACGCGCGTCGAATTCTGCGACGGGCGATTTTTTTAACTGTAGTGAAAATCCGTCGTCGTTCGTGCGGGTAATTTCCATGCGGCCTCGCAAAACTGCGGGCCGGGATTACCGTCTATCGACGCACCGTTGCCGGGAAAAGGGGGCAATCGTTTTTCGCGCTCATCTTTCGGCGGTCTAGAACGATTGCCCAACGTAGCACCCCAAACTAATAGGAAAATCACACGCGCCGAATATACCCGCGCGAAATTTAAATTGCGAGTACAACATTACAATTGCGTCGCAAACAATTGTTTACGCAATAAAATTCGCCACATCAAAAGCGGGCGCGCCCTCCATGAAAACGCCCGCCGCCATGACTGCGGCGACAATCGGGTCGATATGCTGCGTTGATTTTGCTTTGTCGAGCACGCGGTCGCCCGCGTGATTTTTCACCGAGATACAGCACGCCGCCGCCATGTTTAGCAGCGGGTGCGCGCCGTGCCGAACGCGACCGAGTAGCAACATTGATTCGAAATATTCAATGCGCGGCGACATACTTTTCGTGCCCTGCCCGACCTCCGACCATACATTCGGCGCGAACCCAACGCGCGCCGAGGCCGACTTTGCCTCGTTGATTCGCCAGCGGTCGAACGCACACACGTCGATTCGAATTTGCAGCGAATCGAGTTTTTGTCGCAACCATGCGAAAACCCAATCGTAATCGAGCGACGCACCGGGCACGGCGACGAGGTGCCCGCGTCGAACCCATTCGCTATACGGCGCGCGGTCGCGTAGTTCGCGCTCGCGAATGCCCTGCAACGGTGTAAACACGAACGGCAATAAATGTATGTCGCCGTCGTCGTCTTGCGCCGCGAGCACGCACGCCGTAAGGTCGATTCGTTGCGAGAGGTCGAGGCCCGCCGCGACGGTACGGCCGTCGGCGAAAATCTCTTTAATCGGCGGCGCGTTGTTTTCTTTCCATACCGCAGGCGCGAGCCATAGCCCATGCAATGCGATTCGCTGATTTAAAATTAAATTTCGGAAAGTCGCCTCGCGGTCGCGCAGGCGCGACGCCTGTTTCGCCAATAGGGCCACGTCTTTACGCGAGCGAAAGTCGCCGATGGCGGGGCACGCCTGCGCCCATGCGTCGGGGTTCGTGATACGCAGGCGCGGCGAGGCCGTGTAGAGGTGGCAAACGACTTCGGGGTCGGGGTTTCGAATAGCGTCGTCGATTTGCGTCGATAACCAATCGGCATCGGTGGGGGCCTGCGTCGATATCACAATCGCAAGCGGGGCCTCGTGCGCGCCCTGCGAGGTCATAATCGCATCTATGAACGGGTGCGAGGGGCCTTGTACCTGCCCCCACTCGTCGCCGACAACGACCGCAGGCGACCCGCCCATTGCTTTCGTCGCCTCGGCGGCGAGCGCGTGGTACTCAATGCCGGTATTCAACGCGTAGATTTGTTTGTGCGAGGCGACAATGCGCGACCACGACGACAGAATCGGCGACAGCAAAATACTTTTCGCCATGTAGTTATAAATAAACCCGGCCTGTTCGCGCGATAGCGCCGCCGAATTAATTCGAGAATTTCGCGACGTGAGGCCCTCGACGAACATAAATGCGAGCATCAACGCGGCGACGAGCGCGGTTTTTCCCGACTTGCGCCCGACCGATAAAATTGCTTTGCGTGCGCGCACCGGGCCGTCGAACAGCGCGAGAATAAATGCCTCTTGAAACGGCAACAAAACAATCATGCGCCCGACGCGCGGCCCCTCGGGTACCGGGATATGCTTCTCAATAAATTTGCAAACACGTTCGCCGAGCGATAGTCGCTCGACGGGCAGCGTGCGCCATTCGCGGAAAATTGGAACGTGGCCCGACTTGATTGCCACGCGCACCGCAGCGGGGAGTTTTCGCAAAATTTATCGCGGGTTGTTTTGTCCTTGTGTGATGTTTCGTTTCAGTCGAGGGGTAGCTTTTTTTATTTAATAAATGCCCATACCGGGGTACGACGCGCGTGCGAACGCGTTGCAATCATGCGCTCGACGCGCCCGGTGTCGCGCAGTATGCCGAGGTGCACGGCGCGATTCGTTAACGCGCCCCACACGTTCGGCGAGGTCGGTTCACGTTTCAATTGTGCGAGCACATGGGCGCGTATCGCCTCGCCTGTTACCGTCGCGCGCGTGCGGCCCATGACGCGCAGCAATTGCAGGGCGCTTTCCATGTACTCGGAATTTTTACTCGCGACGCGTGCGAGGCCGTTGTCGCGGCGCTTGCGCGACTCGGCGAGGTCGAACGCTAATTGCATCATTGGGGCCGCGCGAATAACCCGTCGTCGTCGAACGCGAGCGCGTCTTTAAACTTGTCGCCGCGAAATTTCCGCGAACCCATGGTGCGCGGGTCGCCGTTTTTCGTGAGAGACAAGCACCGAATTAATGCCAATTGTTGACGCTGCAAAAGGTCGAGCACACGATACAACGGATTGTCGATAGGGGTACCCCGCCTGTTTTCAATCGTCGCGCCCTGCGCCTTTATACCGGCCCGCGTTGCCCGTATCTCGACCTCCAATTGCACAATTTTCGCCAGCAATAGCAAGTCGAACTCGCGCCAATCGCCTCGCATTCGCGCCGATGCAAACTGCGGCCATAGCGCGCGTTCGTCGGCATTTAATTCGATACCTGCGGGAATTTCGACCTCGTTCGACAGCGAATCGGCGGCGAGCGTTTTTAGTGCGTCTGCACTATTTCGGTTCGTTTTCTTCATTTTGGGCCTCGGTTTTTTGTGAAATGTTTCGAGCAGGGA